ATATTTGTCCATTAGTTGTGTTTTACCACCAACCCATTTTAAGAAGGGTTTTTGTATTGTAATACTCATTGTGTTTTATGTTTTATGTTTTATGTTTTATGTTTTATGTTTATATCGTGTAATAATAATTATTATATTAATTATTATTAAATCAATTTTTTATATATATATTCATCATTCAATACATTTTATTTATATCACCATTCAATACATTTCATCTCCGTCCATCTCACCAAAGTCATCGTCTTCACCCATTGCCATCATATCTTGCATCATTTCTTGTTGAACCAATTGTTGTTCTGCTTGTTCTTTCATCATATCTTCCATTATAACATCTTCTTGAAATTTATCTATCTCTCCCTCTTTGTTTTGAATAATTTTTCTAGTTTCCATTTCTTTTTCTTGTTCATCTACTTCTCTATCATATTGAGATGGGTCGTAAATGTATAATGCTTTGGTTTGACCTAAATTCCAATCCCCTAATCTTAAATTTTTCATATAATCTTCTGACTTTCTGTCTTCTTTACTCATATTCTTTAAACGCTCTACTATTCCAGTTTTTTCCATTTCTTTTACATTTAATACATTGTTTTGTATTTCTTCCATGGAGTAATTAATATTTGATTTTTGATGATGCAACACTTCCAAAACAACTGTCATTAATTCACTCATTTTATCGAGTTGTGTTTCGTTGCTTTCCTCGAATACATTTTCTTCAATATCAACACTTTCGAATGGTTTGTTTATTTTGGCAATTGGTTCCAAATCAACGTAAAGTATAAGTGTTTTTAACAAAAGATGTGTATAAAGATTTTTTGAAATAGTAGTATTTAATATAGACTGTTTTATAGATTTGTTTCCTACAATATCACTATATGTTGTATAAATTTCGCGAATTCGCATACAAGTTTACCTTTCTTTACCAATTCATTCAACAATGGTTCTATCATATCATCCTCACTAAACTTATTAAACTTTCCCAATTCCATTTCTGCTTGCTTGCTTAATTTCAGATTGTGTTTTTCACTTAAATTCCAGAAAGGGTTTTCAACATTTAATCCTGAAAAATTAATTTTACCCAATACCAATTGTGGAAATTGTTGACTTACTTGAATCAAGCATTTCTTTAAAAACTCAAGACCAAACATATTGGTTTCGTCTTTGTTTGTAACGTGTTCTGCACCTTTTCTTTCTTTAAAATCACCTATTGTTTTGATAAATTCCACTAATTTTCCCTTCTTTGACTTAGTTTTTTTAATATAATCACCTAGTAGATTTATCATATCTGTGTTTTTACTTTCCAACATAAGCATAGCATCCTTAATATCGTTGTCTATTTCTTCACTATAAGTCAAGTCAAATCTATCCAAGACAGATTTTAATGCGTCGATTATTTCTTTATCTAATATCTCTCCCATTTCATCAGTAAAAATATTTTCTTCCAACAATTTATTTTCAAATTCAACTTTGGGAGAGATATGTTTGTTGTGAAACCCTTGATGTATAATATTTCTCTTTGCTATTACATTCATTAATTCAATAAGTGAATCACTAGAATAATTACCTTCTTCTTGCTTCATTATTGCAATTTTATCTTTTAAACTATCATATATGTTAAACGAACTTTCATTGGTAACACACAATCGTTGAAGTTCATCATCTAAAATAGCACCTGTGTTGTATTTACAATACTTGATAAAAGCAAGATAAATTGTGTTTTCACTATACGTAGTATCTACAGATGGATAAAACAACTTTGTATTTTCATCATTGTATAAAAAAGGTGCTTTCTTTATTTTCATATACCGTTCAAGTTTAACCATCATGTCGCGAATTTCATTATTACGTTGAATAATAAGTGGTTCTTTGTCCGTAAAATAAGAGTAATTGTTTTTGGTTTCATTACAACAAGCATTTTCCAGAAAAGGAACATTGTTTATGGTATTTAACTGTAATTCTTTATTGGATACAACACGCTCCATATCTTCTTGAATCAAAAACGATTGATTGGTAATCTTACCCATTAATGAAAATATGTAAGAAAATTGGTTTAAATTTCCCTTAGCAATACTTTCCTTCAACAATCTATCAAAGTTACCAGACACACCTCTTGTATCATCCACTGTTACACGGTTTAAGTATGGTAAAAACGTATCCCAACGTTTCATATCAAATTCTTTTTTACCAATAGATAATTCTTGATTTAATATCAACCAATCACGCTTTTCTTCTAATTTATTTAATATGTCTGTATTTACAAGTATTTTATCTTTCATAAATTTCATCACCTTTTCCACAAACTTGTCCTTGATTTCATTGAAGTTAGAACGTCTTGTTGATGGAAGAACATTCCAAGGACGAACACTGCTTTTTAGTTTTAAAAACAAGCAAGTAATGTAAGATACGATAGAACTATCGCCACCTTCTTCCAAAGGAAACCCATCAAACGACATCACACAACCTTCATACGTAGGCGCATAATCCATATGTGGAGTCATCAACTGTATCCCAACAACATACAACCCAAATAAAAGAAAGATTTTTATTTCATCTTTATATTTTTTGTATGGGGATACCTTTACCTTTCCTTTTGTTTTCAACTGTTTCATTTTCGCCAAATACTTTCTTTCGCTTAAAACATACTTTTTCATAAATAAAATCATGTATTTAATGATAAACTCATGTTGTTGTGAAGTATTTACCTTTAATTTTGTATCCAATGTTTTCAATATCTTTTTCATTTCCTTGATAAAGACCGCATGTTTTTTCTGAACTTGAAGACCACTTACAGCAGTAGTCATTACAATATCCTCTTCTTCTTCCATTACTTCACGTGTTACACGTTTAAAACCACTTTCTTCGTATCCTTCATTTTCATCATATTGTAATTTCTTAATCACATAACCACTATATTTATCAACAATATTATCACCATCACTGGTTCCTCTATCACGTTCAATTTCACGCAAAGCAGTAAGGTATGTTTTGTTTTGAAATGCCAGTGCCAAATCATAGTAAAAGGTTGGAAGAAGAGGAACATTTGTTTCTACACAATAAAACCAATGAGGGGATTCATTGTTTAAGGACGTGCGACAGTAAGCACCCACAAAATCAATAATATGCGACATCTTTGAAACCATATCATATTCCCCCAATATCTTGTTTTTCAATCCTTCGTATGGTGATACAACGACTTCTTCTGCAGAAAGCATTTTACCAATATTGATTTTTTGAATATCATACTTTAAATCACGTTTTTTGTTTTCAAGTTTCATCATAGAAGCAATGCTTTCACTTTTAGCTATATCTTCTGAAATCTTTTTACTAATTTCTTCTCTGGATTTCTCTTGTTTTTCTTCATAATGTTTAATTAACTCATCTACTGACATTTCCCTCACAGCGTCTTCTTGATTTTCCTTGTTCATACACTCTTTGTTAATTTTAAGACAACTTTCCTTTAAATTACAGAAACCCATCTCTTCAACTGGTTTGTTTGACATTTCTTCGTTTAATACCCATTTGTTTTCCTTGCGTTCATAATAATGCATTTCATAACCATTTGGTTCTAAAATAGCATAATCTCCTTCTTGAACACTTTTATAACCATCAATCATACTTTGAGCATCTACTTCTGCTGTTTTCTTTTCAATTCCCACATTTTTAATTAAATGGTCAACCAAATCAGCATATTTTATGTTTTTCTCTTCTGCCAACTCATCATAAATATCGTATCGAGTGGTGTCGTATTTCTCATCATAAACAACATTTTTGTTGTTGTCTTGTAAAAGGTCATCTATATCGTAGTATTTTTTAGACAAGGTGATTTCCTTAGTTACTGGTTCACATCCTTTATTATCTTGTTCTTTTTCGTCTAATTCCTTTTTAAGGTCCATCAATACTTCAGGGTTTAAGTTGGTGGTTTCACCTGACAGTTCGTTATGTATTTCCTTTGCAACTAACGACATCATCAATCTACTATCATCCAATTGATACATTTTTCTGAAAAACTGCATATCAGTTTCTTCCTTAATATTGTATAACGTCTTAATAGTGTCAGAAGCAACATACTTATCTAAAAAACTTACTTTTTTATAGTTTCTAATAAATTTAATGTAATTGTTGTATTTAATGATGTTTTCCAACTTCTTTTTTTTGTATGCCTTTATTTCAGACTCGACAAATTCTTTTATGTTTAAGTAATCATTATAAACAATGTCTTCGCTGTATACGTTGTATGGGTTTAAATAATCTACAACACGTCCAATGGAAACACCGTTTTTAATTTCCCCTTTTAATTTCTTAAACAAATCACCTACACGAAGGGTTGCGTTTCCTACAATCTCGTTCCATGCTTCATTTTTGTTTTCATAATCGTATGTGTCTGTTTTTTTGTAATGATACACAACATTATTGAAAATATCAACAGGCGAGCTTAAATCGTTTAATATAACCTCTGTATTTTCGTTCAATATTTCACCATAATGGACTTGACTTCCATGATGATTAACACGAGACAACAAAGAATTGTTTACATCGTACAGTTTTGAATACTGCATAACATCATATGGTAATGTAATCAATCCTTTAATGTGTAACATATCATTGTTCGTGATATTTGCTCGTTGTGTACTTATAGGTATTGATTTAGGACAACCAGGTGTTTTATGGTGCGTTGGTTTTATTTTAGTTAATCCTTCACCCACTTTATCTACTATAAACCGCTGTTTTTTTCCAACAATAGACAAGTCTGTACCAATCTTTACAACATCCGCATTGAAACTGTAAAAATCACCCAAACTATCTATTATCACATTGTTACTTTGTGTTTCTACGTTTTTAAGTATTTCAAATGAATCATCTGGTTTGTCATAGGTTTCAAATGGAAGATTTTTGTAAAGGTAATCGTATTTGTTTTGTTCGTCTGGAATTGCGTTTGATTTATACTCATCTTGTAGTCGGTTGATATCATTTAATACATCGTATGTGTTTTTACTTACATAATCCCCTTCTATATTTGTAAACAAGTGTTTTTTGGTTTCTACTACGGGTAACGCCCAATAAATAGAATGTTTTGCAACCCGTAAAGAGTCTGAAATTGGTTTGTAATCGCTTGTTTTGTATTTTATATCAGAAAGGTATCCCAATTCATCAAAACTTGAAAACTCTTCTCGTAATTCCTTGTATCGTTCCAACATAGTGTGTAATTGTCTAAGAAACTTAGAACTTCTTTTGGAAGATGGAACACTTGCTAATAAATCGTCCATTAAATCAGATATTTGGTCGTTAATATCGTATATTTTCTCTCCCTCCACAACTTCTACTTCTTCACTAATTTCGTCAAGTTCTTCATCAATAAATTCAATATCCTTGATATCAATTAAATCTTCTTCTAAATCAATCTTCTCATCTGGTTGCATAATATCATCTTCATCTTCCTCTTCTTCTACTATGTCTTCTTTATCTTCTTTTTTATCTACCACTTCACCACTTACAACCTGTGCTTCTTCGTCTTTAACGCCATCGACATCACCATCTTTAACTATCTCTCCCTTTTCCCCAATAACATCTAATTTTTGCTCTGATAATTCTTTTTCACTATCCAATTCAATCTTTGGTACAATTTTTCTTGGAACGGAAAAATCGCGTATAGATTTAATTGGTAAATCTCTTGGAATACCCTTGTATTCAAAATCAATGTAAAAATATTGTTTATCAGGGTAACTTTCAACTTCTATTCTGTCTTCTTCTAAATTGCTGATTTTACCATTTATAATAGTGGGAACTTCACCACCAAATTCAATAGTAATGTGTCTACCGACTACCAAGTTATTTTGTCTAGCAAAACCTTGTTCTTCTGGTTTATACAATATTTCTATTTTTTCAATGGACTCTTCTGTTAAAAACCCTTCCTTAACATTGAAAACCATTTTTTGTAATGTTTTTTGTTCTATTAACTCAATCATTGTTTTGTCAATGTAGTTAATCAAATAAATCTTCTCGTGAATATCAGCATTGTCTGGAGCTATTATCTTAATAACTTGCCCCAAAGACAATAACAGTGATTTCGACATATTTTTTTCCATTGTCTTATAAAATAATTAGAAATTATATTCAATAATTTATTGCTGTTAATTATTAATTTATTGCTGTTAATTATTAACAAAATTGATTTAAATAAATACAAACATAGTATAATCAATACCATAACTTATTAACGAATCATGTACAATTTACGAGAATACTTTGATTTTACCCGCATTAATGATAAGGAGTATTGTGACTCCAAAGACTTGACTGTTAAAAATATTAACGGTTACCATCTTATAAAATATAAAAAAAATAAACTAACCAAAGATAATATTGAAACATTGGGACTGTTTCGTTCAGTAATTGTAGATGATTCACGAATCATTTCATTTTCACCACCTAAATCATTGACAGAAGATTACTTTGATGATTGGATAAAACAAGAAGAAAAACAATACATTGCTCAACCATATATTGAAGGAACTATGATAAACATGTTTTGGTCTCCTAATATTGATGATTGGGAAATCTCTACAAGAAGTAACATTGGAGCAAACTGTCATTACAATATGGACAATAATATAACATTTCGAACAATGTTCTTGGAAGCGATGATTTATTCAAACGTAGAATTTGATAGTTTCAACAAAGATTATATTTATAGTTTCGTGATGCAACATCCTAAAAACAAGCGTGTTGTTCCAGTAAGCAAACCATGGATATATTTGGTTAATATCTATCAATTGGTTGAAAATTATTGTGTTGTTCCGGTTACCACAGACGGTGGAGAAGAAGGGGATTGGTTTAATTTCCGCAACGTTCAAATACCTTCTTATGTTCCAGACATTACTTCATACAAGGGATTTATGAAATACATGAACGATTTAATTGATGCTGACCATTCATATGTTTACCCTGGTTATGTAATTAAAACATCGGATTGTGTTAGGCGACTAAAAATAGTGAATCCTTCGTATGAATATGTTAAAAATATCAAAGGAAATACAACAAAAATACAATTTAGGTATTATGTTTTAAGACAAGAAGGTAAAGTAAGTGAATACCTTAATTACTTCCCTGAATTTAAAAACAAATTTCGTCAAATGAGAAATGATTTACACAATTACACTTCTCAATTATATGCTATGTATGTATCATGTTATATCTTAAAAGAAAAAGAACTAATAAAGTTTCCTAAACGATTTAGAACAAATATGTTTAACTTACACGCATCTTATATTGAAACCAGCGAGAAAGTTACATTTAAAAGAGTAGTTGAATATGTAAATTCAATGGACCCCGCTCTTTTAATGTATTGTATGAATATGGACTATGCCAGAAATGAAAATGCCAAAAAAGTATTTACAGAAATGTCTTCTACATCAACCACACAACAATCATAAGCATCACAAAACAATAACAATAAATAATATCAACAACTATAAATAATATCAACAACTATAAATAATATCAACAACTATAAATAATATCAACAACAATAAATAATATTTAATAAAAGCAATTAAATATTATTCATAAAGTATTTTTTATATGAGAATTGATTACACACCTCAACTTGATTTTAAAGATGTATTAATTCGTCCAAAAAGGACAACCATATCGAGTCGTTCTCAAGTTTCACTAGAAAGAACATTTACCTTTCCTAACACTAAAACAAAGTGGACTGGTGTTCCAATAATTGCTGCCAATATGGATACTACTGGAACATTCGAAGTGTATGATATATTGTCACAATTTAAAATGATTACTTGTTTTCACAAACATTATACAGTTGAAGATTTTAAAGTGAGGGGACGTTTAACATTAAACCCTGATTATTTTATGATATCAACTGGAATTGGAGAATCATCACTCCACAAATTAAAAGAAATAATAGATTATACAGATGCTAAATGGATATGTATTGATGTTGCTAATGGATATATGAATCGTGTTGTAGAATATGCTAGTAAGGTTCGTGAAATTTTTCCTGATAAAATCATTGTAGCTGGTAATGTTGCATCTAAAGAAATGGTTGAAGAATTTATCATAAATGGTAAAGTGGATGTTGTAAAAATAGGTATCGGACCTGGAAGTGCTTGTTTAACAAGACGTAAAACTGGTGTTGGTGTTCCACAATTATCCGCTATTATTGAATGCGCTGACGGTGCTCATGGTGTAAATGGTTGTATTGTAGGAGACGGAGGTATCACCAGTCCTGGAGATTTGGCAAAAGCATTTGGTGGAGGAGCAGATTTTGTAATGATAGGAGGACAATTTGCCGGACATGATGAAAACCCTGGTGAATTGGAAGAAAAGGATGGAAAAAAATATAAATTATTCTATGGAATGAGTTCAGAACATGCAATGAAAAAACATTATGGAAAAATGGAGTCTTATCGCTCATCCGAAGGTAGAGTTATTCGTGTTCCTTATAAAGGCGAACTAAAAACAACTGTTCAAGATTATCTTGGAGGATTACGTTCTACGTGTGCTTATATTAACGCTCATTCTATTAAAAACATTCCTAAATGCACAACCTTTTTAACGGTTGGACAACAATTAAATACTCACTTTGAAAAATAAAAAATAAAAAATAAAAAATAAAAAATAATTATAATTAAACCCCAAAAAGACACAAAACAAAAATGAAATAAAAATTAATAAATTATATTTTATTAATTTTTATTATTTTACACCTAACCTATTGAAAGTTGGTTTTTATTTCTTTAAACACATTGGCCGCAATAATACATGAATTATGTAAGATTTCAACAACATTTTTAACATTAGCAACATCATCGTTTTCCTTTGAAAACGCAATTCTAATAATAGAATTGTCATCATGAGGATGCTTCTTTGAAAATCCAACAAACGACAACAAACCCTTTCTATAATAAGAGTAATGCATCACATACTCCAATACTTTCCCAATGGTATAATCTTCATTATACAATATAATATCAAATGAGTTCTTTAAAGCAACAGGCATTTCTTTAATCGAAAACAACTTACTATTTTCACTGGAATTTTTCATTTGATTTAATTTCAACAACAATATATCACAAGCTTTTCTAACAATGTCTTTGTTACTGTAAATTCCCAACGTTTCTACACAAAAGTCATACGAACCATCCTTGGTGTATCGTAACCCTTCATGATTAAACCAATTCTCCTTTTCATAACTTATTTTTTCTTGAATAGCATTGGCATCGATTTCCTCTGTGGTTTCCATCATTTTGTTTTCTATTTTCTCCCATTCAGCATTTTGCTTTACCTTGTCCACAGCATATTTGTAAGCACAAGAGGAAACCACATTATACATACCGTTTACCTTAGCATTACTGATATTTAAATCACAACTTAATTTTAAACGTTCCCCCTTTATATCCTTTGATATTTCTGGTTTTAAACGAGCAAATAAAATATACGATTTTGTTTGTTTGTTGTAAGGAAACAACTCTCTTACTTTATTTTCAGGAAGTTCTTTATTGGTTTTTTTATCTACCAATTTAAAATCCTTAGTAGTAACGTATTCAATACTATTAGATGTATTTTCACGGTCCAATACCATTCTTAAATCCTTTACACTGTCATCTAATTCATTCATAAACACTGGAATACAACCCAACCGTTGTTTAATAATTTCATTATTAAACATTGAAGTATTTATTTCAATATCAATGGCGTCATCACTTGTATCCAATATAGCAACATCAATGTCTGCCATAATAGTTCTTCTCAACCCATTTACGATACTTACATTTGTATTACTTATATTAAATTTCAACATATCATGTTCTTCTAAAATAGCATCTATTTTAGGTAAAGGTATAGAACTTAGATATTGTTCTTGAGTTTGATTATTCGATAAAGATTTAGAAGATTCCATTATTATATAAAATACATATAAATTATTATATTTATATCAATTTTATTGTTATGATTTCACAATATTTGCTTATGATTTATAGTTACTTTATTTTCACATTCATTCAGATTCACATGATTTCGTTATATTTTTCTTTTAAAAACAATTGGTTAGTATAAATGAGTTCAGTATTGTATTACAGTAAGTATTGTAAAAATTGCGATGCTATTATTTCAAAATTATCCAAAACAAGTGTTCAAAAAGATATTCATTTTGTTTGTATCGATAAACGTGTAAAGGAAGGTAACAAAATATACTTGTTACTAGATGGTGGAAAAAAGGTATTGCTTCCTGAAACAGTAAGAAAAGTTCCGGCAGTTTTACTATTATATCAAGGATATCGTGTATTGTATGGTAAAGATATCATGAATTATTACCAACCAAAAATCAATGCTGAAACAGGAGTAGCTACTAAAAACAATGAAGAACCGTCTGCTTACTCTTATACTGAAATGGGAACCAATATGTCAGACGATTATTCTTATTTAGACCAAACAAGTGATGAAATGGCCGCAAAAGGAGAAGGAGGAACAAGACAAATGCATAGTTTTATGCTTTTAAATGGTTCCCAAACAATTGAAACCCCACCAGAAGACTATATACCAGACAAAGTTAGAGAAACTGACCTTGAAAAGTTACAAAAGCAAAGAACGCTTGATATAAAACATTAAACAATCACAATCACAATCACAATCACAATCACAATCACAATCACAATCACAATCACAATCACAACTATTTAATTTAAACTAACTAAATTAAATAATTATTATAATTACTTAAAAATGTATATGTAAATACATGTATATGGACAAAATATCATTATCAAAGGCATTTTCTACACATTTTATGGAATTTTTAAATGAGATGACTACTTTGTTTCCAAAAAATGTAGAAATAAGAACATTTAAAACTGCTGTTGGACAAATAAAGCGTGTAAATCCAAGTAAACTAATTAAAACATGGTATAGCGTAGTTACAACTAGGTTTAAAGATGAGATATATTCTGAAAATTTTAGTTTTTTTGAAACCAAAGATTATACAAATGACCTTAAAAATACTCATTATGACAATGATGGTATTCACAAGTTTATTAAAGACATGAGAATGACATCAAATACAATGACTAATGATAACAAGAAAAAAACAATGAAGTATTTAAGTAATTTAACCAAAATGAGTGAATTGTATGCCACCCAATAATCACAACAAATACAACAAATACATATTGTTTTAAACATTATATTTTAAAACAATAACATCAACTTTGATTTAAAAATATACATAGTAAATTCTTATATATGACGGATGTATCAAATAATGATAACTCTGAGATTCCAACGGAATTTAGAAACCTTATGAATGATTTTATGGGGGATATTTTGACTAGTTTTCCTGAATATGCTTCTACTATTGAACCATACTCTATTTTAGACGATAAAAAAACATTATCTTATTTGTTTGAACATTGTAAAAAGATATATCCAACACGTTTTTTTGATATTTTATACAACAATGACGAAATGTTTGCTGACGACGACATTAATACAGAGTTTCTACCAAACATAGACTTTTCCAAAATCTGGAAAGAAAACTTAACCGACAAAACAAGAAACATTATCTGGAAATATCTACAACTTATTTTGTTTTGTGTTATCCAAAACGTAGACGATGCTTCTCATTTTGGAAACAGTGAAAAACTATTTGAAGCCATAGATGAAGACGAATTTAAAAAGAAAATAGAGGAATCCATGGAAGATATTGGAAAGTTTTTTGAAGAAAACGATACAATGTTTAAGGAAACAAAGCAAGGACATCAATCTGATGGAAGTGGAAACGACTTTAATATACCAGACAGTGAAAAAATTCATGAACATATTAATGGTTTGTTAAAAGGAAAATTGGGAAGACTTGCTTCTGAAATCGCCGAAGAAACAGCAACTGAAATGCAAGTAGATTTGTCAGGAAGCAATGATGTAAATGATGTCTTTAGCAAACTTTTCAAAAATCCCACCAAACTAATGAAAATGGTGAAATCTATTGGTTCCAAAATAGACCATAAAATTAAATCTGGACAAATCAATGAATCAGAACTTATGAAGGAAGCGGGTGATTTGATGCAACAAATGAAAAATATGCCAGGTATGAAGAATATGGACAAGATATTTAAATCAATGAACATGCCTATGGGTGGGGCAAAGATGAACTTTGGTGCCATGCAACAAAAACTAAACGCAAATATGAAAAAGTTTAATCAAAAAGACCGTATGTTAAAGAAATTACAGAAGCGCAAAGATAAAAGAAAACAAACTACTAACTTAAATGCTAATTTACAACAAGCAAAAACACATCAAGAAATACAAGCAGAAATAGAAAGCATATACAAAACATTTACTACTGATGGAGATAAAATGCAGAAAAGTATGAAACCCAACAAAAAGAAAAAGAAAA